CATATTTTCTAAGATATTTTTGATATATTCGTTGTTGGTCTATTGATGGAACTATTTGCCATTGATACATTTGAAATGTTTCACTTCCCATTCTAGCGTCAATAACATAAAGATTTGAATTTTTAACTTTATCATTATGTTTGTAATATGAAACAATTTTATTTACAATGTCTTTTCTTCCTTCCATATTGTCAATTCCAATTATGACAAAGTATTTTTTTTCATCTTCAGCATTTTGTAATTCATTAGTCCATCTTGTGTAATAAAAAGGAGTACGATGACTGGGATCAAATTTTTGCCTTAACATTTTAATGTCACAATTAGGGTTTATGGCATTTATTTGTTTACGCAGCATCTTTACTTTACTATTACCAATATGAGTTAAATCATAGTGTTGTACACCTATGTTTACAGGATCTACAGTATCTGGATCCCATAACATAAAGTTAGTAGCTCCAGCTCTTGCTAAATTCATTGCTGTGTAGCTACCAATTGCACCACATCCTATAATCTCAAAATAATGATTCTGTAACTGGAATATGTTTTGAAATCTCTGAGTAATCTGGCTCATCTAATTCTCCTGGTTCTTGTTCAACAACAATATCATCTATTGTTGTAATGTCTTCTAAAGTTGGTGGATTATGAAGTTTAACATCAGTTGATTCTTCATTGTACAACCTCACTGCTTGGTTTATTTCTTTTAATGCTTGTTCGTGATTAGTGTCACCAACATTAAAACTTTCTATATTTGTATTTATTACATCTTCTAACTCTGAAAGAAATTCTTCAAGTGTTTCAAATTTGTAATCTGAGCGTTTTCTTAATGCAGTTTCTAGTTTTTTTACACGTTTTTTTCGTGGTTTAAGTTTAGGTTTAGGTTCATCAAGTTCTTTTTGTAGTTCTAATGCTTCTTGATTCATATCTTCCATATCATAACCTGTAAATGAATTATTATACAGTTTTTCTTCTTCGTGTCCATATGGTAAACCGTTACTTAAGTCTGCTTGGTTGAAAAGAGGAAAGTTTTCACTGTATTGAAAAGAATTATTACTAAGTGATAATTTTTCTTCTTTAGTAATGTTTTCTTTTATTTCATCTTTTAAATCAAACTCTTTACTACCTGTAAAGATTAAATCAACATCTGTTTTAATGATCTGTTTTCTACCAAAAGAAGAATCAATAGTTTCTGCAAATATAGCTTCATGTTCTGCTTTATTATTTACTACAATAGCAAATACAGAACCATTTTCTGCAAACTCTTCAATGGTAGCGTGATCAGTTCCTGACCAGTAAGCTTTCATTGTGTGATGGGAATGCCACCAGCAAAACATAAGCTTACCTTGTTTAATTAACTCTTTATTGTCTTTCATGCAACTACCTATATATTTAGAGATAGCCTCTTTATGTAAGGTAGTTGTTACAGAAGTACAATCTTGTTTAAATATCGCTGGTTCTTGCATAATGCATTTATTATCTTTAATAATAATTGGTGCAAAACCTGATATTTCTGTTTTATATAAATCATATGCTTGTCTAGCATAAGCGACCATTTTATTATAATGGTCTTGATTTAAATGTAGTTTTAAATTTTTCATTCTTCTTCCTCATCTTTTATGCAATCAATTTGAATACTTTCCTGTTGTTTCCAATTAATTATGTATTTATCATCCATTTTTATAAGCGTATTTATCATTGATGCTTGCATTGGAGTGATAGTGTCAACATCTTTTCTATAACCGTATAAGAGTTTTAATTCAGCAAGAAGACCATCGTCTGAATAACAACCGCTATCTATACAATCAAAGAATGCTGAATGTGCTTTAAATATCGTTGTTAGTAGTTTTAAAAACATTAAATATTCTTTACCAATTAATTCTACCTTTTCAGAATCTGGTATTATCTCAGGATTGCTTTGTTTATACTTATGATGATGTACAGACTCTAAGTCCATTGTTTTTTTACATGTTGTAAACGCACAAGAACGACATCCTTGTCTTAGTCGCTCAATTTCTGAATTTCTTAAATACCCAGTTCTATTTCCTCTTCTTACAACAGGAACAACACAATCATCTTCTTTCATCATGTTTGCTGGTGTGTCTACAGAATATCCTTTTACTTTAAATTGTCTCATTAAAGTACCTGGATTTCTATAAGGGTTTGCTAATCCCTGGTTGTAAACTGTAGCCCAAGTAGATATAAAAGAAATATATCTATTAAGATTACCTTCTTTAGTTATTTCTCTGAACTCTTCAGATCTGTCTCCTAAGCAACCGCCTATAGGAGCAGTAGAACCGTGACTATCTGATGTAAACATGCAAGCTCCAGAAAACTTAAAAGACCTGTTTAATACATCTTCAGTTATTAGAGTATTTAATATTGTTTCAAACTGATTCTTGTACAATAATTCTAAATCAATATCTACAATAGGAATATTTATAGATTGTCGAATTGAACTACTATTTAATTTTATATTAAATGGTCTTTCATTTGAGTTTGAAGGTATATATTTTATTGTTGGGTCATAGAATATTATAAGCTCTATATTGTATATATTTTTATCTCCTACAACATTATTTCCTTCATGATTTATTTTATGTACATATTTGTATTCAACATTTTTTATTCCTGGTATTTGTTTTAAGTTGTCAAAAGTAGCTCTAAATTGTTTTGATATTTGATTTAAAACATCTGCACCTTTCTCTTGTAATTGATATTTTTGCACATTGTTTTCTATCCATAACAGTGATTTAAACTGTCTACTGTTTACAACTTCTTTAACGCTGCTTAGTATTCCAGCAGTACCTTCTGCAGGTTTACTTTTTAGTTGTTTAATAACTCTATAGTAGTTTTTACTTTTTTGATTAGAGTCAGTGTATTGTTTAACTGAGTTAAATCCCATAGTGCGTATGACTGCAGTAACTGCTTTATCATATTTAAACCATGATTTGGTTAGTAACTCACTTAGACTTTTTATGTTTTTGTTTTGCAAGTTTAGCCTCCTCATATTTATCAGCAACAATGTTCATTTGTTTCATTAGTTTACGTGCAACTTTTTTACTTCTAAATACAGTGGCGGTTCCTTTTTTAATATGATAGCCTGTTCTTTCTCTTTGTTCATTTTGAGCAATCATTAGGTCCCACTTTTCTTGAAGTGTAAGAGCATCATACTTAGCTTGACGTTCTTCTGCTTCTTCACGTTTTTGTTCTTTTGATTTAGCCATTTGTTTTACCTCCTGTAATCCAGAATACAAACATTATTAATGTTATTGAGGAGAATATTATCATGAACATTCCTGTCCCTAAAAAGAATAGGTTCAGGATCCATTCTGATAAGTTGATTACTATGTTGTCTAGTATTATCATTATTTCATTTCCTTATTATTAGTGTAAGACAGCCACGTTAAGGATGCGGGTCCAATATGTGTGGCTGCCTTACTATAGAATTAACTAACCTCCAGTTTTATTTCTCGCTATAAGAGAATAAACATCATCTGGGTCCATACTGTCTCCCATTTGCATAAACTGATTGCTACTGTTTTGTACTTCAGTTTGTTCAGGGTCTAGACCTTGTTCTTTTACAAAGTCTCTTACTGTTCTTGCTGAAGTAGTTACTGTTGAAAAACTAGACCCATCAATTAAGGCTGTTACCTCATAAGGGGTAACTGGATCTTCAATGTTATCTACATTGGTTTGAACCTGGTTGACGTAGGATTCAACTACAGTCTCTTCAGGTGTAGAAGATTCTTCAGTAACATCTGTTACTGTTGTTACTTCAGTTGGTTCTTGAGTTGATACTTCATTTACTTCTTCGATGTTATTTGTGTTATCTTGCATGTACATGCTCCTTATTTATGATCACATCATTTAATGCTGATGTTATTATTGGATTTGATACGCTTTTTTTAATGAAAAGCGACTTATTTTTACCGTTATTTAAAAAAGGCACTACAAGGTATGAGCCCTGTAATGCCTTATTGTTATGACTCATTGACGAGTCCATGGTTTGTGCAACTTGTTGTATCTCTGGTGTAAACCGAATTTAATTTGAGATAGTGTTGCTTTCGGTTTAAAGGATGTTCCTATTAGATCACCTCTTTCATTAATGAAGTAATGTATAGGTGTTGTCTCTACGTTCTTTGGCATATTGCCTCCTGTTTTGATTAGTGGTTTGTTTTGGTTGATAATTGTGCCAGAACCAACGAACTTGTTTAATTGACATGGTTCTGATTTGAGCTTTGGTTCTGTCTGTATGTCTATATATCCATTGCTCTATGAATGAACGATTGGGTGTGTAACTCATGACTAAAAGTGTGACATGTCACAAGCTGGGCAACCATCATGATAACGATGTAAATGCTTATCACAATCTGGTGAATTACTCGATAATTCTTGATAAAGTTGGTTATTAAGAATATCAGACTGTTCACGAGTTATTACCCTGTCACGCCAATCTGGCTTGGGAAAGAACTCGTGTCGGTCTTGATACAATTGATATATAAAAGCGATTAAGATTGTGTATAGACCAAATGTTATGAATGCTCCTAGTATTACCATGATGATACTCCTATGATTAGTTAAATGTTGACTGCAGGGAGCCAAGAGGATGACTCCCTACGTTGATGAATACGTGACTATTATAGAGTCACTGCATGTGGGTTCGATGGTGATCCCTCTGACTTGGCAACCCATCCCATCCAAGAACCGTTCGATGATATTCTGGTCTTAACTGGTCTACCTAGAATGTTAGATATCTGGTAGTTAGGTAAAGCACCCTTGGCTGGAGCAACTCTGAGACCCTCTGGTAAAGCTTGGGTAGCTTTACTAAGCTTATCCATTGCCTCTGCTGGGTTACTCATAGCTAGATGCATCCAGTTCTTGATGATGACCGTATCATGAAGCTTGGCTTCACTAGGAGAGACTGGTTCTTGCTTGATCTGACCATTCTCATCTGTCTCCCACTCCATCACTTTCTTACCACCATCTATGGTTACCTCTTGACCAGTCTCAACGTTACGGTAGACTAAGAGCTTTATCTCTACGCCTGCTGATGGTTGAGGTTGGATGCTAGCGTTGAATCCGTTAGCTACTGGTTGATTGTTGTTTGCTGTGTACATAGGTGTACCTCCTTGATTATTAGTTATAGCATCCCTGTTGGGCGCATCAAATGAATGAGCGTGGTAAATCTCAACTGAATGACCTACCTGTATGCCGTAATTGTTGGGGGTAGTTACTACTTAATTCACCCGCACACATTCCTAGTAATTTTTTTGTAATTTTTTGCAACTTCGCTCTAGTTATCCACACATTATACACAGCTTAGAGGCGTTTCTTCAGAGATCGGTTTAAGGAATGCCAGGCAAACAGGACATATATAGCCATTTTATAGAAAAATACACCAATCAGTCTCTAAACCCCTATTTAGCAACTTAGCTTCTACTATGAATTACGATTACGACAACGAATCAAGCGAAGATCATCTATATAGCAGTGAACAAGGACCATTATCTCCTGAAACAGGTGACCCCATGATGAATATCACAGAAAATTTTGGAGAAGTACCTGATGGAATAGAAGTTTGGGAGTGTTTAGAAACAAGAAGTATCTATATCCGTACACATACTCAAGGGAACTATGGTACTGTAGACTACACAGCAGGGGAATTGAATGAAATCAAAGAAATCGCAAGAACGATCATTAGTTGACCTACTGCAATGGAACTCTGTTCAACGAATGTCTGTGTCTGTAGATAAACTATCCAGAGCATTGTACATCATTGGAGCAGTTCTTGGGCTAAACTTACTGTTTGAAGTTTTTTATCTATTAATTAGATACACTGTTTAGCTATACTGTTATGATAACGTTGTATAGTGTTAGTATAGTATTAATCTTTCTAACTATAGTCTGTTTAGCTTACAGTAGGGTAACTAGTAAGCCTAACAGTATAGATACTACTATAGTCTATACTAATAAAAAGCAGAATAAAAATGACAAAGTCAAGGATTTTATTCAAAAACCTACAGATGATGCGTTTATTAATGCCATAGATGTAGTTGCGGACCTCGAAAATGACGTCCCAGATAACTATATAGAAATTAATCAACATGGCTAGGTGGGAAAAGTACGATAGTAGACCTACTCACTACAGCAAATGGCATAGATACCAGCCTGATCGCTTTGCATATGTAGATATTGACGCTTTAGAGTTCTGCAAAGACTGTAAATCACCACTAACTGTAATGGAATTAGCTCAGGATGTGGGTCAAAAACGTAAAAGTTTTCTACAAACGCTGTATGTGGCACGAGGTCTACAAGTCCCAGGGTACGTTGTGCTTTACACAGTAGCCCAAAATCCTCAAAACGATGGTGAAGCTATATCTGCGTTCAGGATGATGAAAATCTACCCCGAAATAAGCGAATTTCACAAAGTAAGCGTTGACCAGTACCTAGATTGGTTGCGTCACTTGCATGATAATTGTTACTGTAAGAAGAAAGATGGACAGGATAGTACGGAAACATCTTAAACATAAGCTTATCAAAGGAGCAAAAGCACGTTATGTTGAAAAAGCGTACAACATCTACACCAAAAAAGAAGCAGACAAAAAAGGAATCGCCTACGAATACTGGAAAGACTGCGAACCGTGGGAATACGGGATCACAGACGATGAATACGTTGCTCAGTGTCTTAAAAGACGTATTTATAACGGCAGGGTTAATCTTGTTTTTCCTTTTGGAGAAATGTTTATTAATAGCAATGGTTCTGGCAAGTTGCTTTATGAGCCTCATAAACGCAATAATTCCTTTTCAATGGTTTCAGCAAAACCTGCCTGGGGAACAAAGCAAGGAAAGACACTTTATAAAAACTTTGCAAAAGTTTATGCAATTATGTCTTTACAGGGTGGAATCAATTTTAGGAAGCTTGCTGACGTTCTTGGGAAAACTGATAAAAACCCTCTTGCCAAAGCAAAAGCGTTAATTAAAAAAGATTGGATGAAAGAAATGATAGATGATCAAATAAAAAAATACTTAAAAGAAAAAGACATTGATGAAGGAACTGTTCTTGAGATGATAGAAGCATCTTATGATGTAGCTAAAGAAAAGAAAGATGCAGGCAATATGTTACGTTCTGCAGAAAACCTTGTCAATATACTGGGAATGAAAGCAGGAAGTAAAAAAGAACTACCAGATCACATGCAAATAGAAGGGGTTTCGTTAGAATCTATTGCAAATGCTTTAGATCCAGCACAAGAAGTAAAGGCTATATCTGAGGAAGAATGACCTATCTTCTATATAGACTAAGATATAAAAAAAGCACGTAAGTTAATGTTTTTACTATGTTTATGCATTTTTAGACCAGAAGAAAACTTCCGTTTTTTAGTTAAAAACCAGAAGAAAACTTCACATTTATGAGCAAGAATCTAAATAAGACCCAAAAAGAAAAAATAATATCAGCAGTCTCTAAAGACATGCTAAAGTTTGGCAAGGTCTGTCTTCCAAATATGTTTAGTCAAGAGTCGCCTAGGTTTCATAAAGAGATTGCAGAGATATTTCACGACAAGACAATTAAAAAAATAAATATTATTGCTCCTCGTGGACACGCAAAATCTTCAATAGGAGCTGGGGTTTTTCCACTGCATCATGTTTTGTGTGATCCAGGTCAAAAAGTAGTTGTGTTGTCTTCTAAAACACAAGGTCACTCTATTGATCAGCTACAGACGATTAAAGATGCGTTAGAATATTCAATGCCCCTCCGTGCAATATTCGGGTATTGGGGACAACATTCTGCCAAAGTATGGACCAAAGATAGAATTGTATTAAAAGATAATAGTGCAATTATCTGTAAAGGCACAGGACAGCAGGTTCGTGGGTTAAAGTTTGGAAACCAGAGACCTACATTGTTTGTATTAGATGATCCTGAAGATGAGAATAATACAAAAACCTCTGAAGCAATGGAATGGAACCTACGTTGGTTACTCCAAGGTGTTGAGCCTGGACTTGATCCTCATATAGGAAGAGTTCTTGTTATTGGGACTCCGCAGCATCAAAGCTGTCTTGTTGAAACCCTTGATGTTATGAAAGGGTATAAAACCAAACGATATAAAGCAATATTAGATGATGATACTGCTTTATGGGAAGAGCAAGTTAGTTTAGAGAGTTTAAAAACTAAAAAGAGCGAGTTAGAAAGTATCGGACGACTTTCTGTGTTTTATCGTGAATACCAATGTGAGGTAGTTGGAGATGAAGATCAATTTTTTAATGAAGAAAATATTTATTATTGGGACGGGGAGTTTGAAAAAGGAGAAGGCAGAACGGGTTATATTCATTTTAATAGTATTGGAAAAGATACATTTGATGAACCTATAACAAAACATGTTCATGTCTTTATGGGTATTGATCCTGCGTCAAGTATTCGTAAAACTGCAGATTATTCTGTAATAATGCCCGTTGCAGTCGATAGCGATGATAATCGTTACATATTACCTTATTTTCGTAAAAGAGTAAAGCCAATGGATTTAGCAGCAAGTATTTTGCAATACGACACAATGTACGCACCTGCAAAAGCACATATTGAGTCAGTTGCATACCAGGAAATGCTTAGAGACTACATTACAACAAAACGTTTTATTCCAGGGTTTGCTAAAAAAATAAACCCTAGAAATAGTAAATCAAGCAGACTCGAAAGTCTTCAGCCTTGGTTTTTTCAAAACAAAGTATTTATAAAAAAAGATATGAACCCTTTAGTAGATGAGCTGCTAATGTACCCTAGAGGAAGACATGACGACTTACTCGATGGTCTTTACTATGCCTTTTTAGGATCATACACACCCCCAGATGAAGAGTTTAAAAATGATAACACCGATAAAAAATATAGAGGTCCAATTGACTGGTCCGTACTCTAAATACAAAAAACTATTTAATTTTTTTGAAAAGCTTTCAGGAGAAGGATTTACTGGGGAAATAAAAATAAATTATCATAAAGGGAACTTTTCTAAGAAACTAAGCGTTAAACATACCAAAGAGATATAATTCTCTTTAAAAATATTGCGACCAGGGACCACCGTATCAACGAAGCCCGTTAACCGTAAAGGTTAGGGGCTTTTTTATTATGGCACATACTGGACAAAACATACTAAGTAAAAAAATGAAGGTGGGAACATCTTCGTACCTTGGCTATGAAAAGGGTGATCCTAGTGCCAACTCTAAAGACCCCGATGTTTTATACACTGAAGAAGTTCTTGAAAAATATGATCAAGAACGTGAGTTGTGGTCGCAAAAATTTATAGAGTCTAACGACTTTCGTAACGGTAAACAATGGACCAAAGAGCAAAAAACTGCTCTTGAAGAAAGAGGGCAAGCTGCAATAGTAATAAATCGTATGCATCCAATGATTGAGACTGCAAAAGCGATGCTTACCTCTAAAAGACCTCAATTTAGAGCCACAGCTAGAGACGATTCAGATAGAAAAGTAGCAAAGATATTTTCTGATTTGTTTCAATGGGTTTGGGAAAAGTCTTCATCTGATATGGAACTAAAACAATGTATTGACGACTATTATGTAGGTGGTCTTGGTTACATGTATGTTGCACAAAACCCACATGCTGATATGGGTAAGGGTGAGATTACTATGAAATCTATTCATCCTTTAGATGTTTACGTAGACCCTAATTCAAGAGATAGATATTTTAGAGACGCACAACATATAATGATTTCTAAGCTAATTCCAGACTCTGAAGCGTTAAAAATATATCCAGAATTTGAAGATATTATTCAAGAGTCTAGTGAGGAAAAGTCAGATAGATATCCATCAAGCAACTTAAGCAACGGTTTAGATCAAGTAATGATGGAAGATTTTGACAGAACAAATGACGACCAAAAATATAGAGAATACATAGAGCGTTAT